GCCCAAGGGGTATCAATGCGCCGCACAATGCCATTGCTGCGCTTCAACTTCCTGCCGGTTTCTAGCGTGTACCAATCAGCCACAGCCTGCTCAAGCAGTATGCCGCGCATTGCTGCCTCACCTGCTGGCTGCTCATCAACTAGCCCGCTCTTTTGTGCCCAGAGCTCATAGCGTGTCTTAAATGGTGAGAGCCCAGCAATCACCACGGCATCAGTTGCGGTGATGCCATCCTTGCGCAGAGCAAACCACTCTGGTGAGCGCTGCGCTGCTTTCACAAACTCGTAAATGCGTGCCATTACTTTGCCTCCCTCTTTCTATCCTTTTTTGCCCAACCAGTGCCTTTGTATTGCACCGCCGGTGCGCTAATCACGCGAAGCATCCAGCACCCGCACTTTTCACAGCGCGGAGTAAGTGGCGCATCAACGGTTTGCAGGCGCTCATCAAGCGCGCTGCATACTGGGCACTGGTAGACATAAAGCGGCACTAGCTCAACCACGCATAGATAAATACCCAGCCAGCGAGCGCAAAGAGCAGGTGCGCAATGAAGCGCAGTTTCTCTGCACGCTGCTCACCGCGCACCAAGCGCGGCACGCTGAGCGGGCGCATATCTGTGAGCACCACTGGCTCATCAGCCCTGTTCAGCTTCACGCCATACCTCCCGCTGCCAAGAGCAGCACCATTGCAACAATAAACAGCGCCACCGTGGCGCACTCAGCAATGAGGGTAATCATTAACGCACCTTGCAGAATTCATTGCAGCGCCTGCCGGTAAAATAAATCTTGCACTCTTTGGCAGCGTGGATGCAGATATTGCAAACAAACTTGCCACTGTAAGTCAGCCGCTTATCAAAGCGCCGATGTCTAAAAGCAACTGGAACATTGCAGGCAGCGCAAGCAATCAGCTTACGCGGCCTTTCGTCCCATCCAGAACCTACTAACTGCACAACCGCTGCCGGCAGTTTATTTCCTGTCATCTTTTCACCCCCTGCCAGGCCCACCGTTTGGTGGATTCACTCCCTGACTCCCCTAAGGTACACCCCCCTGCAACGGCTGTCAAGCGTTTGCAACGGTTGTTGCGTGGCTATTTTTTATGCAGGCTGGATAGTAACAATCGGAGGGTAGCCCCCGCCCGTGAGGAGGGTACGGGCGGGGGTCAAGCAGCCTCTCAGGGCTGCTCAGTCATATCCTCTGAGCCTGCCAGCTCTACAGCCAGCCTGATGCAATCGCGGCAGTAGCCCTCTCCCTCAACCACCCCGTACCCAGCGCCTAGCGCAACGATACGCTCATTGGCTTTCCACACGCGGGTATGCAATCCACACACCTCACAGCGCCCCCAGGGCGGTGGTGTTTTCTGTGGTGCCAGTGGCATTGCCGGTTAGCGCTTCAGGCGCTCTTGATACACCGCCGCCTCAATCGCCGCGCCAATGGCTTCATCGTCAAGCTTGTAGCCGCGCTTCAGGCACTCTGATTTCACCAGCGCCAAAGCGGCTGCCTTTTTGGCTTCGCCTTCCTCTGTGCCAAGTGTCTGCTCAATGGAGCGCACCGCGGTGCGGGCAAGCGCCTCAACCATTGCAAACTGCTCAGCGCCCATACGCGCCTTAAGGTACGCAATCACCTGCTGCGCAAGATAGCCAAGCGCACCGATTGCCACCGGCACAAGCGCCACGATTAGCGCATTCAATAGGTCACTCATCAACGGATTCATTCAGGTGCCTCCTTTTTATTAATCAACACCATTGCGGGCGGTGTTGGAAACCCAGCATTGCCCTTGCTATCGCGCAGCGCCTTTACCTCATCAGGCATTGCCCACCTTCCCTCTTTGCCTTCCTGCATCGTAGGGCACGCGTACTCCCAAGTGGAGTTGCTATATGCCAGCACTACCCAGTGCCCATAGGTTGCAAGCGGCTGCTTGCGCCAGTAATCGCGCTGCCACTTAGAGCGTATGCGCTCAGGCACTACCTTTTGGCTTGCCTGAATATTCAGGATGAGGATGCTGCCGCTCTTAACCTTATTGCTTGCGTCACTCCAGTCATACACAATGCGCGCCTTCAATCCCAGAATCTTGGCAGCCTCACGCAGCTGCGCCGCACTTGTACCCTCAGCGCCCGTTGGCGTATCCACGCGCCCTGCCTGCTCACACGCCTTGTGCGCCTGCTTGGTGCTGGTATCAATGCCAAGCGCGGTTGCTGCCGTAGCAAGCGAAGCAGGCCCGCAATCGTCCATTGCCTTTACGCCAAGGCGCTCTGCCAAGCCAAGCTGGCTGCGTACCTTCAGAATCACTTGCCCTGCCCTTGCAGCCAGGTAATCAACCCGCCCAAGCCGGTCAGCCCCAATAGGAAAATAATGCCCTTAGCCAGATTCAGCGCACCGCGCGATTCTGCCAGGTCAATTTTAATTTCGGTCAGGTCTTTCTCAATGCGGTCAAGCCGCTTTAAAATCTCGTGGCTTTGGTTTGCGGTCATTGTTCAGGCTCCGGCTGTGGCTCAGGCTGAGGCTCTGGCTGAGGCTCTGGCTCTGGCGCTGGGGGCAAATACCCTTGCTCAGAATCATACACCCCGCCAATCCAAGCGGTGACTTCATCGGGCACCTCAAGAATTGCCACAGCACCAAAAAGCTTGTGGTAATCATTTAAAAACTGCTCTTGCTGGATTTCGTTGAGCGCACCAGCAATGATGGTTACCACCACGCTGTTTGCATCAATAAACGCATATCTCATTTTATCGGTCACGCAATATAGATGACATAGATTACGCCGTTGCTACCAGCGGCCCCAGCGCCCGATTCAAGCGTGAATGCTGAAGCGTCATAGCGCAGAGTTGTGGCAGCAAAACCAATACATCCACCACCGCCGCCGCCTGCGCCGTGCGCAGTTGTACCAGCCCCGCCGTCACCGGCAAGCAGTGTGCCAGCAGAGATAGTGCCTGTAGCGTTGTAATACAGGGAAGCGCCACCACCACCGCCTGCCCCAGCCGCGGCATTGCGCCCACCAGTAAAGACAGGCGCAGTGCCAAACTGAATGTTTGGCCCTACACCGCCGCCGCCGCAATACCCAGCACTTCCACCCTGAAATGGCGTGCCACTCAGCACCAAGCCAGCAGAGCCAGCTGAATAGGTGACTGCTGTGCTGATGCTCCCACCAATGATGCCACTCCCTGCGATTGGCGTGAAACTCAAGAAACCGAACGCTGAGGCTGGAGAAGCAGAGCCGCCAATACCGCCTGAGCTGTTTGGCTGACCAGTGCCGCCAGCCAATTGCCCGTTGTCATAAACGCTTGTGGTAATCGTGCCAGCGGGTATGCCCCACCCAGATGTTCCAGAAGCAGTGCCAGCCCCGCCGCCGCCTGGAATGCTTAGGTATGCGCCAAAGGTTGTAGCGCCACCATTCCCACCAGCAGTAGGGTTGAAGTTGTATAGGGTGGTTGCAGCAGCCGCCTTTGTTGCAACATTCGCCGTGCCACCAACTCCACCAGCGCCAATGCCAATAGTGACTGAACCAGCGTCAGCAACATAAAGGTCACGAATGATTGCCCAGCGCCCACCACCGCCGCCGTTGCCAGCATCAGCGTTTGCAGCAAGTCCTGTACCCCTTCCTGTAGCCATTCCTCCACCACCACCACCACCGCCAGCGCCAATGCCAACTACAGCTACAAGGTTTGTAACGCCAGTTGGGCGCACCCAAGTGCCAGATGTAGTGTAGGTATCAGTGACTAGGAAGTTGCCACCAGCTGCTGGGGTTGATGTGGCAAGCAACAATGATTTAATTGTTGCGAATGTGCTGCTAGTGACATTTGCCGTTGCGGTGAGCTTCACCGTGAATTCAGCCCACGCGGCTGATGATGGAATGGCGGAGCCACCCGCCGTGGTGGTGCCGCTTATTGATGTCCAAGTGGTGTTATCAAATACCGTGCCAATAACAGCGCTGCCAAGCGAAGTATTGCCGTGGTCAAAATATTGTGCCGTTAGTGTCAAATTCCATTGGCTAGTGCCGGCATAGGTACCACCCTTGCTCGCCGTGAGGCTGGCGGTTTGCCGCAAGGCAAGGTTATCGTCAGTGGTTACCCAAGAGCGCGTTTTAAGGGTTAGGTAATCGCCGCTTGGTGCTGTACCTGGATTAATCTTTATGCCCCAGGTTTGCGTAGTGGTGTCATAAGTTGCCGTGGCGGTGATATTTGGCGTGGTCTGCAGCTCCCAGAATGGCAGCGGATTCTCACCCTCTGCAATTGCAGCGGCTGGGTCAGGCGGCAGCAGGTTGAAGGTTGCATTGGGCAACCCAAACTGGATTTGCTCGCGCAACGAAACGCCAAGCGGGCTTGAGCCAAACCCATTGCTAGTATCAATCAGCGGCAAGCCGTCAGCGTCAGTGATTGATGCGCTAAGCGTGTTGAAAATTGATGAATCGGTGCCGTATTGCCGTGCCACTATGCACCTTCCTTAATCATTTTGCTGAGCAGTTTGCTTGGCTTCCTGTTGAAGGTTATGGTAATCACCTGTTGGAATGAACCAGGCTCAAGTGCCCAATCAACCTGTTCAATGCGGTACATAGATGCCAAGCCAAGCTCTGGTGCCTGGATGTCAACCCACTGGCCTGGCTCCCATCGTGGCACAAGGCTAATTGCGGATACCGTGCCAAACCCAGTAGCTGTGCCATTAGTGCCAGTGCTTGGATAGGTAAACGAATAGTCACTCAGCACTGTTGCGATAGCAGTGCCGTTTGCCGATGTGCCTGCTGTTCCAGTTAAGCCGCTTACAGTCACTACGGCACCGCTTGCAATGCCGTGCTGTGTTGGCATTGTCACCGTCACAATCTGGTTTGGTGCGGTGCCTGTACGGATAAATGAGCCATA